AGGTGTTGATACTTTGCGGTGTCAGGGAACATTTTTACCATGCTAGAGCAGAAGGCTAGGATTAGATCCTCATCCACCTTTCTCATTCTACAATTCCTATGTATATCTTTAAACATTTCGTCTGGATCTATCCAGGTTGGAGTCATGAGCATGAGTTGTAATAACCTCCGTCATATAATGTACCAGAGTCAGAACCTGAGGTCATATAACGTGGAGACCATCTAGCATACACAACAATAGTTTCATACACCTTCTTCCATTTATCATGGTTGAGCATGTGCGGCATTCCCTCCAAAAATTGACAATATGCTCCTGCCCATATTGGGTCAGTAATTCTAATGGCAATTTCCGCTCTATTGTCAATATTCTTACAGTACAAATAGACCCAGTGAGAATCAGTTATCATGTCTCTCATCTCTGGAGTATCTTCCCCATCTGCACATCGCTGAAATGCCCACTGAGATATTTTTTTTGGAGTTAACCAAAGACTATGTTTGGCCGCATCTTTTATTTTTTGGAAAGAGGTACGCATTGACAGCCTCCTGTTGACCTTTCTGTTTCGCTTTATTTAAATATGCATCAAACTCAACCGCTCGTTGTTTCATCCTTTCACTAACCTTGATAGTTGTCCTTCTTTCTTTTAGATATTTCCAACAAGCAAACTGTGATGTAATTAATTCTCTTACTTCATCATCGTCTTTAATATTTACACAATACCAGGCAGCCCAGTGGGCAATTGCATTCTCGCCCATCCATTCAGCTTGATTTATTTCTGTAGAGTACCTCTGTTTTAAATCCTTCATAATGCTCCTCTGTAAATTCAACTATCACTGATTCAATAAATGGCCACATATAATGATCAAAATATCTCATCCTCTCAATATCATTTGTATCAAGAAGTTTTGTTGTCGTTTTTGATATTTCAACTTCTCCATAACCTTTCAGAAAAACATTAAATTTATCTTTCGTTGTTGGGATACAAAATAACAGAGGATCCTTCGACTCCATTATTTCATCGTATATTTCTCTCATTCTCTGAAAGAGTGTGTCTGGTTTAGGGTTAGTTAGTTGTTTTGCTAACACTCTGTAAATATTATCCATTTTCGGATATCGGTGGGGCACCCCTTTAATCGCTAACTTATCATTTCCCGCACTGTAAGCAATATATTTTTTTCGGTCGAAAGACAACAGAATAAAATCATATTTCACTCTTTGTGGAAGAGGAATATAATTTTCTGTCTCCCTAAGAAACCGAGAGGTTACAAGACCGTCGTACTGACGGACAATGATATCCTGCTCAGAAATTTCATTCAAAAGTATATATTCATCAATTGTTGAAGTTGTGATATTTCGTAAAAACTTTCCTAATTCCTTATTATCTCGGATCCACATTCCGATCTGTATATTCCTCTGTGCCTTATCCTCTTTGTCTAGTTCTGATAAATCAAAACCGAATCTTTCAAGGATGGTATAATGGCAAGCAGAGATATCATGAAGAAAAACATTTTTGATGTAGAGTTTACACTCTTGATTTATAACCACTTTATGATCTCATTTTTGTTTCTGTCCCACACATAGCGTGTTTGCATCCCGGTCTCTGGATGAGTAAATACAAACTCAATTTCTTCTTTTTCTGTAACACTGGGCATATACTTATTCCTCTCACAGTAGACTTTTGATCCCCTTACTAATTCTTCTGCGCAAGCTTCTGAACAATTTGCCCTTACGAGACAGTCCCTGCATTTGCCCGCTGCTATTACCATTGTCATCTTTATTCCTTTCTATCTCCGTTGATGATGCACAGGCATATGATACTGTCACTGTGGCTGAAGAGCTAGTAGGAAATATCCTAAAAAACTCACGTAAATCTTGAAATGTATCCTGACCATGAAATATCCTCAACCAGTCCGTCTTGGCATCACAGTATTCAAAGCAAATATTTTGTAACAAGCACCAGTTGCATGGACTGGCCTCCCATAATTCATCTTTAGTCATACTTGATTCTTTAAATTGAAATGCTATGGGTTGCACTTTCATATCTTTATGCTCCTCCCCACTATAACAGGAACTGTATATGCTTTTTCCCCAACTATATCATTATCTATCAAATAATTATTGTAATCTTTGGCTAACAGAAAAGCATTACTCGGATCAGGAATAGTTATACTATTTTTTATTATATAGCTTACGTAATTAAATCTATCTTCGCAGTGGGCTGTACAAATTTCTGTCACAATACATTCTTCACATGGATCTTTCATATTATCATCCCTTCCTCACTAATCCAGAATCCCATCTCGTTACCAAAATGGGGGTCTGCATAAAAATAATCAGTCACTTATTCCCTCCGTTTTCTTCCACCATTTCACAAGCATTTCACCCCTCTTTTCTAATTTCTCAAATTCCTCAAGATTCTCCTCGGTTATACCGGGGATTGCTTCAAGATTTGCTCTGGTTTTCTTTTTTAGGTAATTATAAAACTCCATTAATTCAATACAAGCATTGCTACAATTTCCAGAAATTAAACATTTCTCACATGGGTCATCCACTCTTTATCCTCCACCTTTCTCTCAAAAAAAGGTTCATTGTCCAACGTATCCAATAATTTTTTTCTTCACATACTTCATCACATCTTACCTTTATAAGACATTCGTCACATGGATCATCCATGATATTCTTCCCTCATTACCTTTTCCATCTCTTCTATTATTGGTTTCATATCATCATCTAACATCTTCTCTGCCTCTGGACATAGTTCGGAACATATTCCACATATTAAACAATCTCTGCAAGGCGGCATATATGTTTATTCTTTGACAATTTTATATTCTTTCATTCCATCTATTCTCTTTCATGTAGTTTTTCATTTCTTCTTCTTTAACTTTCTTAAGGTCTGTTAGTAACTTATCTACTTCAGGGCATATATCAAAGCATGTTTTGACAACCAGACAGGTTCTACATAGTTCAAAACAATCTTTGGCTGTTTTCATACGACACCTACACAATTATAAACTTCATCTCCCATTGTTGGATCTATCTTCATAAGTTTCGAGGCCTTTCTAAGATGATGTTTCCACGCACTATCGCAGGTATCTCGACAAGTTATCTTAACTAGACACTCCTCACAAGGACCATCGTTTTTCAATCTAGCCCTTATATCTATCTTACTTTTCTCGATAGTAAAATTCTTCATATTATAACTTCTCCTCAAACTCTTTCCTTACATGGTCTGGACAGACACACTTATTTACATCTCCCTCTGAATATGTCCATGCCATTTCAATGTAGTGAGCAATTTTCAAAAGGTCATGACGCTTTGGTTTCCCATTCCATATACGAATTGCATATTTGAGCACATTCCAAATGGAGATATGGGGAGGAGTAAAATGCATCAGGTCAACAGTTTGACCGGATCCATATTTTTCGGTTGTAAATGAATCAATATAATCATGCACAACTTTTGCAAACTTATCCCAATTACCTACACGATCAACTCCGCTCACTTTATCCTCCTAACTAAAAAAATGGGGTGCCCCTTGGTTTATTCGTCCCACCTTTAAGGAGCACCCCACCTAACGTAGTTGTTAGCTAAGCAAGATATTCATGCAGTTTCATAAGGAATTTATGAAACAAAGAGATCCCACAAAATGAGCATAATACGCGCCCTTCACCCATATTCAAGAAGAACGAACCTCAAGCTACTCATGAAGTGGATCAAGCTGTCTCACTTAGCTTGTCAAAGAACATCCGGAGATTTATTTTTTATCGTGTTGCAACCGGTCAACACGGCCGAAGCCTACTTGTATCTTGACAGCAGTTCATCTAGTTGTTCTTGTGGAAGTGCTGCCAATTTTGTGAGAGTAATACTTAGGACCTCTTTCACCTGCCCCATATTCACTGATTCTTTCTTCCCTTCCAACAAAGTGATTTCTTTTGCAAATTCATTAAGATTGACTTTCACCATAATAGATCCTCCCTAGGCGAAGATGCTTATCAGGACATTATCAATTTGCAATAAGTGAGTAGTGTCCCGCATCTCCATCTGTCTCTGTGTAAACCATACTAGAACATCTTGGTTTGTGTTTATACCCTCCCTAAACTTTTCAAACTGCGGATAAAGTAACATCACCGCTTCAATATCTGCAGATCGAGTCAACTTTTGAATTATGCTAGTTGAATCGGCACTGGGAATATTAATTCCTTTGCCCCTCTTTTTCAGTTTCACACGAGCAAAAGGAATCAGTATTGTCCCCTCAACTTCAATACAAAAGACGATGATCAAACCTGTTCTGGTCCAGTATGCTTTTAGAAATTTGTCCTCATAGCGATAGAGAATCACAAACCCATTGGTGAGGGCCAACATCGCATAACCAGGCATATCCAATACTTGGTATATGTGGGCATCCCTCCTCATGTCAATATCCCACTCGCCCGTTTCGCTATCAGGAACAGGAAACTTATAAATCAAAAACTTTTTTGGATTTACATTTTGAATAGAGACTTTGGTATGACTGATACCTGGAAGATTCTTATGGTTTGCTTCAAACCAATCATAAAGACAGACAGTTTTAACTGTAAATTCATCACTTTGAGAAGGAGTGTGTTGTGGTTGAGTTACTTGAGGTTGACTTGGTTCTCTGTCCAAATCTAGAGAGGGTTCTTCTTCCGTCTTTTCAGTTTCGAAGCTCTCTAACATACTGGTCAGATCTCCTCGATCTTCTTCACCCATCATTCGACTCCTTTCGACTACTGGGTAGGAGTTGCGCTAAACCTTCTCTTACCCTCGTTCACATATGTAACCTTATATTCAATTCCTTCAACATAAAACTTTATACCGACTTGAGGTAACGGAGTTTTTTCCTCTACTCTCATGGGTCTTCCGAGAGAGTCGGTCTGCAAAGCATCTCGTTCTCCTCCATCCATTTCGATTTCACTCCTTCTTTTCTCCATTCGTTTAAATCTATTTCGGCATATGCCTCTAATGCCGCACCTGCAAGGGTCATTATTTTTACTAAATGTTCATAAGTCTTCACTGGCGCACTATTCTGTAATTGCTGTTCTTTACAGGTTTTTAACCAAGGTGGGAGGATTGGAGTCCACTTGATAACGTACTCTTGTTTCGCTCTCTTTACATAATCATCTAGGAATTCTAAGAAGCTTGCAAGGTTAAGACTGGGGTTATTTTGATAATCTCCAAATGCATTTCTCTGATAGCTTCTTTCTTTTTCATAAAGGTTCATCACTTCTTCAGTATTCATCACCTCTCCTCAATTCGATTGGTCAGGGTGGACGGAGTTGAACCGCCGGCCTGAGCGCCCCAAACGCCCCGCTCTACCAGTCTGAGCTACACCCTGACTACTGATCATTCAAAAGGATACTGTTACACGGTTTAGAATATTTACACTCTTCAGTACACAACTCTGTGTTCCGTCCAAAACAGTCATGAAAGCCTTGTTTCTTTTGTCTTTCTCTAACATATTCAGTAATACATCTATAACATAACCCGCCAGACACCTCGTCAGACTCTCCGTCTTTAACCCACTTCTTGCCACACTTAACGCAAATGTAGGTCATTGTCTGCCCCTCTCGAACACGAGGTTCTACAACACGAACTTTATCATTTCATAATTTTGTTCCAATCTTTTTTGGGAAGTACCTTGTGATGAGAAAGGACATCCATAATTGCCCCACGTAATTCTTGAGCGACAACATCTTCGAAGAAACCAACATTCAAATCAAATTCAACTTTTAGTAATTCTATAACCATATCAACAATTTGGCGAAGGTTCATTCGACCGGGTACACCATACCTACTCTTTATAACATAGACGCCTCGATCAGGATCTTCACCACTCTTTATTATTGATACGACTAGGTCTGCCATATATAACCATCTCGGATTTTTCCCCGGCATTCCGTCTCTTATACCGAATGGATCTTCCTCGTCAGGATGGCTGGCATTCTTATAATCCTCCTTAAACTTACTATCTTTTAATACGGTCTCTAATTTATGTAGACTTCTTCCCATGTCAAAGATCTTCTTTTTGCTCATAAGCATCCTCTAATGCTGGAGGTACATTATATCTCATCATTAATCCGTAGATAAACTCAGTCAACTCTTGTTTGAGCATATCATCAAATACTTGCATTTTAGGGCCCAACCTTCTTACCATTAACTTGACAAACAAATTTGCTATTTCTATAGGCTGAATATTATCCTCCGACTTCATTACTCCATCTTTACCCTTGATAATATTAATCTCATGATCTTTACATATCACCATTATATCTACAAAGTCCATAGCATCGACTAAACCATATATACTCAATATATTTAGAAATATTTCTCTTGTATTTAATGTCTGCCCCTCTTTTATCCTATGTACAAGTGCAGGGTAATCAGATAAAATATCTTCCGTCGAATCCATTTTCAACTCCTTTGTAATTCATCGCAATTGCTTCAGATGTATGAATAGATTCTTCATGTGTACACTTCACAATCCAATCATAAATGTCTTCTCTCTTATTTAATTGGTGAGAGATTGCTCGAATTGCGTCTTCAACAAACATTGGATTGTCTGCAGCAATTCGAGCAATCTCCTGTTCATCTACTCTTTTAATAACTGGATAGGGTAATGTATGAACAGCTTTTTCAACTGTTTCAATTATATCTTCTAGCCAAACATAATTTGGCTCTATTGTCTCAATTAGTAAGTCAGCAAATGATCTTTGAGCATGCGGATAACCAGACGAACCTTTGCCGCCTAGGTCTTCACACAGTTCTGCTGAACAAGGGCAGTAAGATGAATATTGAACTCTAATGCCTTGAAAAAATCTAAACTCTCCATTGTTAAGTTGTCCTTCAAATTTACAATTGTAATAAATAGGAAATTCATTATCCGATATTGGAGATTTTTTCAACACCGGAAGTTTAAATTCAAATTTCATAAAGCTAGAGGTTGATCCAATATTATCTTTTAAATTCACGAGAATTTCATTAATTAGAAAATGTTTAAGTGGTTTCCTTAAATATGGTTTCAACGTAAGAATAAGTCGAGACATTGATATCCCTTTGGTATTATCATCTAAATCGGTTCTCATTGACACCTTTGCGACCATGTCTTGAAAACCACCAAATTTTGATTCAAGCATGAAGGGAACTTCAACGTTCTCGACTCCCACCTGATAAATTGGTATTTTAATTACTGGTTCTGTACATTGAACATCTGGGAGTTTACAGGTCTTATCCAATTTGCCCTCCTTAGACTATTGAATGCGATTCAATTCTCTTTACCAGACTAGTTGGAATTTCACCCCAATGCTCAAATGCGTAAACTGCTTCAGACATATCTTTAATATATATCCATAACCTTGTACTTGAAGGCCACTCTTTAACAAAATCGTCTAACTTCAAAAGATCTCTCTCAATCTGATTTCTAACTCCCCTTCTGGATATACTTCCCTCTACCAAAAACTTATCCAATCTTTTGATGCCAGAAGCAATTGTTCTATGAGCACCATGTATCCGTCTATGGACATGAAAATCAGCTATATTGATATTCTCTATCCTATCATCATACGGTTTTCCATTTCTATGATGAATCTCAAATCCGTTGCCCTTGCCCGCTCTGAATACGAATGGGAGTTTGTGAACATAATTAAACTCAATCATACTTCTCGGAATTATGAGAGTTTTCTTTGGATCGGGCTTTCTTTTGATGCCTGCAAATCTCCTTCTAGTATCAATGACAGCTAAAGTACTACCATCAGAAGTACGAGTTTTACAGGGACATATATCAAGGCAATCCGGTTTTTCTCCATAGTGACCTCGATCACACACGAGACACTTTTCCCAAGGTATATAGAAGTCACGAATTTCCTTACTTACCCTCTTGACCCTCTTCACATTATAGCTACGTTCCGTTGGAGGGTCATGAAGTATGTCGTGAACAAAACCCCAGTCTAGACTATTAGATCCTATTTTGGTCACTTCTCCTCTCCCTTCTCCTTCGGGACTAATCCAAGGCCCTCACACTGAGTACATCTATCAGAATCCTCTTTCAAAGAACTTCCATAACCATTACAATGACCGCACTGAGTGAAGCCATATTTTTCTGGATCAGTCATTAGTTGAAATGGACTTGGTTCGCTCATTCTCTTTCTCCTTTCGCTTTTCCTCTTCTTCCTGCCATATTTCAAGTATGTGCAAATCATTTAATTCTTCAGTCATTGGATGATCAACTTCAAACGAACTATCTACATAGTCTGATGTAGTTGGCAGGGGGGTATCTCCATCTTCAGCTATTGTAATTGCTTCATCTAAGGTAGGCGCATCAATTTCCAATTCTCCATAGACTTGCCATGTACAGGCAATTTTGTAGGTAGGCATTTGACTCCTAAGTCCTTGATTTTATTGAGTATTCTAAATTCTAGAATTTGAAATAAAAGGAGGGTTCCATACAGCAGCCGGTAGTGCTGGTCTGCCTGAGAGAAGGCAGCACTGTTTAATCCGGGTTTTTCATACTCTTTAGTCTTGCCGTCTTTAGTCTTGAAGATCCCAAGGTTTACCCTCAGTGGGACGCTGAGTTAGTCTTGAGTTCTACCTCCTCAATAGGACGGTAGATAAATCTTGAGTCTTGATATGAATAGTCTCAGCTTAATAGCTGTTGTCTAAATGACGTTTTAGACGTACGCTCTCATACTACCTAGATTACGCTATCGAAACCCAACTCCTTTTAATCCAGTAATATGGTTGTAGCATTTATGACCTCTAGACGACTATCAATATTATCATAGAGATCTTGCCATTTCCTCAACTCTTTGTTTTTCTCCTTTTCATCAAACATATGGTCGATTCGTAAACTTTCGCCCTGCTGACCAGCGACATGATGCTGCCTTGACAATGCATTGAGTTTCATCTGTGCTTGATTGGTATTCAAGGCATCATAGGTCTGTACAACGAGTTGAACCAACTCTCTCTTGAGAATCAGCAGGTCACTAATTGCATAGTCTACTCCTCCGATCTCGACCACAGTTTGTAAATTTGTTCTTTCAATTCGCTTTTTTAACTTGAGATACTCATTGAGCAAATCAAGATTGGACTGAATTATCTGTTTGACTTCCTTCTTCTGTTCATCCTCAGAGCCAAACATAGGTCGCTCATTTGAGACAATGGCAGCGTACTTGTTGACGCTTTCAATATTGTGCGCCATCCTCTTTTTGATAACTCGCAACCTCTTCATGCCCTCAATTATCATCATCTCCTTCTTCTCCTCCTGCTTCTCCGCCATGTCCGCCCTCCTCCTTAGTTTCATATTTAGTGCCAAATTTCTGTTCCCAATAGTCTAAACCTTTAGAGATCATTCCCCACAGAAAAGTTTTGTTTGTAGGTATTCCTGCCCTTGTAAACTGCCGTTCAAGCTCCTCTAGATACTCATCTCTGACATAATTGACTTTGCAAGTCGGACAGTGAATTAATCTTACAGCCCTAAGAGTCATTACCCCTTCAATGATAGGTACGTCAATAGACCGTCCACGTGCTTCATGTTGTCCGGTGGGGCATTGACATTTTTCGATTGTCATTTTTATTTTCTTACCTGACTCAAGAATTTTTAAGTAAGGACTTTCACATTCATGGTCATGAACGTAAAATGATATTTCTCCCTTTAGATGGTTGATTGTAGCATCTGTGATAATCAAATTATTACCACAGTTACACTTCACTGCATATTCTATTTTCATATAACATCCTCCTAGGCCTTTTCAAGTTTACCTTTTAATTTACACACTTGGTAGTGAAACATTCGATGCATTTCTCCAACGGGAGAATTCTCAAATACAGCATCTTCTCTTCCACTTGTCTTGCTTCTTCCATGTTTAAATCTGTCTAGGCCCAACTTATCTAATGTCTGTTGAAATAATTCATCAAATCTTTCTTTTTCAATTTGTATAATTGTTGCCATTGGCTCCCCTTCACTAGATTTTCTAGGGTTTCTTGTTCTACATGGTTCACTCTTCAAACTCGGTTTAACTTGCACGTTCTGGTTCACTAGCTGCCCACGGGTTTCTGAAAATTACTGGTTCACTACACATAAATGGTTTTCTGTGATTTATTGGTTCACTTATTGCAGGTGGTTATTCTGACTGTATTTGGTTCACTTCATCAACACGGAATACTTTAGCAACGAGGTTCACTGTTCTCGGCAGGTTTTCTCTTTCTCGACGGTTCACTGTCGTCCTCTGGATTCTTGGATACGCTGGTTCACTCTTTGTAAACGGATTACTTTGCGATCTCGGTTCACTAAATCTGGCAGGTTTTCTGATGTAGTCTGGTTCACTTATCTTAATAGGTCTACTAATCCGAGACGGTTCACTTCACAGTAATGGTTTTCTCGCTATGTTTGGTTCACTCCGGGTCGCTGAGTTATTGCTCCCTGTTGGTTCACTTCCTTAACTTGATTTATTAGTTTGTTTGGTTCACTCCATTCGGGTGGTTTACTGCAAGCCTGTGGTTCACTAGATTTCGAAGGTTTACTTTGTCAGACAGGTTCACTCATTTACATTGATTTGTGTCACTCTGTTGGTTCACTTATTTTTATAGGATTCTAATCCTCATTGGTTCACTCGGCATCGTTGAAATAGTCTGAGATACTGGTTCACTTAGTCGTAGTGGTTGTCTAAAACATGATGGTTCACTTTCGCCATGTGGTTCTCTAGTCACTGCGGGTTCACTGCTCTTTGATGGTTTACTGAAAGTCTGTGGTTCACTTTGAATCCATGGGTTTTCTAAATCACGGTGGTTCACTACCTTTACTAGGTTCTTCTTAATTCGTTTGGTTCACTAGATGTATCTCGGATTCTTTCAGGCTTTGGTTCACTATTTTACAATGGGTTACTCTCATCGAATGGTACACTTGGTGCCATTGAATTTTTAGAACGACCTGGTTCACTTATACTACTTTGGTTTACTATACTACATAGGTTCACTACATTCCGGAGGGTTGCTTGCAGCTTGTGGTTCACTGTTAGATGGTGGTTTTCTTCAATATTTTGGTTCACTTTGTGTAGTTGATTTTTTGGCACCTCTGGTTCACTCGGACTTCATGAATTTCTGTACCGTCTAGGTCCACTAAATATTATTGGGTTTATTGAACTGATTTGGTTCACTTCATGTATTCGGATTTCTAGTCGTTCGTGGTTCACTCGTTGTCGTTGGTTATCTAACCTCAACTGGTTCACTACATGATCACCGGGTTACTCGGGCTCCATGGTTCACTAGTTTCTATAGGTTTCTTATACATAGTGGTTCACTTTCTTTTGTTGGGTTCTGACATACTCTGGTTCACTAATCTTGGGTGGTTTACTTCGTGTTCGTGGTTCACTATACAGGATTGAATTGCTCGGACGAGTTGGTTCACTCATGTTCGTTGGGTACTGCGGACTTCTGGTTCACTTTGTATTTTAGGATTTCTGATCCTTGTTGGTTCACTCGATTTTTTTGGATTTCTGGATATTACCGGTTCACTCCCGATGTTTGGATTGCTCTCATGGGCTGGTTCACTTTTTTTACAGTTGAAAGTATCATCTCAGCATTTTCTATATTTGATGCTGATTTTTCCACTTTATTGTAATCCTCAATAACTTGTTTGCGTAAACCTTCTAGAACATCCATAAGTACAGGTCTGGTAATTGGATGCGGATGATCCATGTGGCTATGAATTAACATATTATTTTCATCTAGTACTACAGTAATATTTACAGTTTTTATATGGTGGGCCTTTTCAAGCCTACCACGAAAGAATTTTACATTCTCCGGTTGTTCTTTCATTCTAGGGCCTCACTCCTATTATTTTAAATTTGTGAGTTGATGCATCATAAGCTGGAATGTCTTTCAGCCGAGACCTCTCTAATATATAACTGCCAATGACAACAATTCCTCCCTTTTTGAAATCAACTCCTTCGATACTTTGATGGTTATTCATCGCTTCCCATAGTTCATCATATGAAAATTCAGGTACGTCAACTTCTATCATTATTTTTGCCATTATTTTCCATCCTTCACTCTAATTTCGTTTCGTAGAATCTCTAACTCTGTTTCTTTCTCTTTCAAGTCTTGTTTAAGCAACTTGTGAACCTCCAAGAGTCCTCTTACATTTTCTCGCAGAGGTTCTAACTCCTCCTCCCTGTGAATTAATTTACTTGCTAGTTCAGCATTCTCGATTCTTAACTTACTCATTGGATGTTTCTCACATATTTCAATGTGCTCTTTCAATGCTTCTGCCATAGTATTAGCAGTTGCTACTTCCTCTACTAAAGTGGCGGGCACTTCATCTTGTGGACCATAACGATGACCACAGTATACACAATTGATATACATCTTGGACTGAAGATCATCTATCCACTGTTGTAATTGTTTAACTTCTTCTTGCCAATCCCTGAGAATATCGTGAACCATATCCCCAGAAGTTCCCCTTTCAGCTAATTCTCTCCATCTATCAATATCCATAACTCACCTTTCACTCTGGCTCTCTAAGTTTGAACCCTAACTCAGCATCCTCATACTTGTCCCTATCATATCCAATATAGAAAAAACGTTTCTTGTCACCTATTTTGTACTTGTACCAAACAATGCCTATCACTATTAATATAACTATCCACTCCATATTATCCTCTCTTTGGCCCGGGAGTTGCACACCCAGACAGAGCTCCCGGACGTGCTGGGTCACGCTCGGCCAAGATATTAGACCTGGTGGGCCGGATTTTCGCCGACACGGTAATCTATGGTTTAGTGTTGCCTCGCTCTCACCCGAGCAGGGGATCATTAGTATTGTCGCCGTTACCCTGTTGTTTGAGGTAACCGCCCTTTCGGTATTAACCTACTTAGGACTGTTGCGTTTGAGGACTTTGAAACGCAGGTGTGTTGCCGCCACACCGCCACCAAGATAATTTTTAACACCATGGACAATACCGTTCAGGACTAAATCGCTTGCATCCATCACAGTACGTCCAATGACCTGTAAGTGCAAGTTCTAATTTCCTAGACAGTCTGCCCAACCAACTTAACTCATACATCGCTTTCCATTCATTTCGAGCACTCACACCATATCTCCTTCAATAAATCATGGATTCCGTATTCTTTCATTCTCAGCATGAGAAATTCAGAAATGGTTGGTTGATAAGGTTGTCTCTTGATAAACATATTTGCTTCTCTTGGAGTCCTATTGCCTTTCTTGTTGTTGCAATCTTTACAAGAAGCCACACAGTTTTCAAAATTATGTTTTCCATTACGAGACTTCGGAATTAGATGATCTATTGTTAAATTTCCTCGATCCGTGCTACCGCAGTACTGACAAGTCCAGTTGTCCCGAATCAATACATTCCTTGATCTAAAGGGGACTCTGTTCTTGTAAATTGAGCGAACTAATTTCAACAGTCGCAGGATCAAAGGAAGTGTGATCACGACGGTCCGCCCAACGTTAGCAACTTGACGGTCACCATGCTTCAAAACTTCAACTTTGTTCTGAACCATAAGGCATACCGCCCTTTGCCAACGGAGCGTACACAAATAAGTGTAGTCAGCATTAAGCAGTAGCACTTTCTCCATAAAGCTCCTCCCTTCTTTTTTGTTTCCGGCGTTTACTGGCCCTACCATCAATAAAGGCCATATCAAAAATTTTCCCTCTTACAGATTTTGGCAATTTTCTGTATGAGAAGAGTTCATCCTGAGTAAATAAATAATATACATCAGCAGTATTTTCTAAAAAACTGCGAAGATCATCACACTCTACTGAGCAAGTAATCTCTACTAAGCAAGTCTTACAAGGGTATCCGAGGGACATTCAGTCAACTCCTTTTCTCGAAAGTCGTGTATCTCCATTCCTCTTTCAGTTGCGTAACGTAATTTTTCACTAACAAATTTATGAATCTTCCTCCTTACTTCAAGTGGGACTTTTGTTACTATATATGAGAGTTCATCTGCGCTCATATCACCCAGGTTATCTGCTGCACCATTGATAAATGCAAGATAATCAATACACTTATCAGAACACGCCGCTTGGACTAGACATTCTTTACAAGGATAAATCATATATTTTTTCCTCTGTTTCTTTCTTCTCTATACCAACTTCAATACAACCAGTATACTCTCGTATTGAATATTGAAAGTCGAGAAGACTAAAAGCCTTAATTCTTTCTCTTAATTTAGTAGGTAATGTCTCTATGTTCTTTCGTTGATGTGAGGTCATAGAAATAAACATATTTGCTGCCTCATTTATAAATCTATATAAATCAAGACAGTCTTCTGAACATGATGCCGAAACTATACACACACTGCAAGGATATACCATATCTCACCTATGTATAGCTAAGGGTTTTACAAACTGGACATTGACAAAAGAGCCTACACTCTTCCTCATTTCCGTACCATCTCTTGAACTTCCATCTTTTTGTCAAGCATCCAGAACAAAAACTCCACTTTAACTTTCTTTTTAGTACTAACTTTATTGTCAAAAGTAATAGTTTCATTTGAAATCCTTGTGGCTGCCGGGCAGGGATTCGAACCCCGGTAACGAGTTCCAAAGACTCGGGTCCTACCGCTGGACGACCCGGCAGTTTACCATGAGATCCAGAGAAAATGCCACTCGCTTGTATTTATTTCATCCATGTCAATCCAAGAACCATCTTCTTCAGTATCAAGATGATATAAAAGTTTTTCTTGTAGTTCCTCTGGAAAAATTGTTTTCAACTCATGTATTTTAGCATCTCTTATTACTTCTTCTATTTTCTCATCCCAGTCAGAAGAAATCATCAAGTCGTGTTTAGTAAGCCAATCTTTATTCATACAATTTCTTCCAACTCTTTTTTCTCTTACTGGTAATATACCAGTTTCTTGAATTCTTTTAAGAGCAAAGTTCCTTGTATAATGCCACGCATCTCCACTGACGAAGTAGACATTATTCGCTTCCTCTTGTTTCACAATTTTACACATAATTAGATCTAGGCTCATATATTATCCTCCTGAATGAGAGGGCACGGTAGACCCATGTACAGAGAGCGACTCTGCGTCTTATGTTAGTCTCACCTGGTTCTACCTTCTCAGGACACCTTTGACTAACCCCCCTCAAATATTAGGCATCAATCTTGCGTACATAAGACCCACAGCCTCTAAGGTAATAACCGCAGTTGTTAAGAAGCTACACACCTCTTTATCATTGACTTTCATTAAATTATATGAACATTCAACTCTAAGTTGTGGTATATAATTAAGACCAGATCCAGCAGTAGTTAAACTCATTATAAGTTTTTCTCCACACTCAGGACAAACGTCCATCGAGAAACACTTATTATAATAACCCATATTTTCCCATTTTCGATCAACAGCTGCCCTTATCTTTTTATGTATTTTATACTTCTGAAGTTTCGTCATTGGCATTGGATGAGAAGTATAACTCTTTTTCCACTTTCTAAAGTAGGTTTTAATTTCAAATTTACAAGTGTCTGGCATACCACATCTTAGGATATAATGTGCCCACTTATGCTTTTTTTCAGCCGGACGAACATAACCACTAGGCTGCTGTACCCCAGTTATTTTCAAGTCCCATCCACAGAGAGGGCATATGAATATGTCGGCAGCTCTATGTGAATATGCTTTTGATTTCCACTTGTCCTCAGCCTTTGTTATCGGAATGAACGGATTCGGCATTTTCTCCCTCGGCTACTCTAAACCCAGTTAGATCAGCAACTCCAATTACCCCCTTCATTTTCTTAGCTAAATCACTGGGACCTTTTTCACATTCATGGGGTCTATACATGAAGTTGTAACTATTCAGGTGCATTAGTATAGTATCAAGTGAATCGTTAGTTTCAACCACATCAGGAAAATTAGCCTGACAAAATCTACAGTGATAAAAGCATTCTAATTTCATATTATCCTCATCCTTTCGACAATTATCAACTCTTTCGTTTTCTTATTTTGTGAGGTAACAATGGCGCAACTATTCGGATTTATATTAGAACTATTTAGATATTCTAACATTTTGTGTGCTGCCTTCTGACCACACTGAGTATGACAAGATGAAACTAAAAGACATTCAAAACATGGATCTTCAGAATCTTCATCTATATTAATCCTGGCTAAATCTTTCTTGCCATACCCGAAGTATCGTTGAAGCAACCCTTCTATTATGGTTTGGATACTTTTTGAACGCTTTGTTGTTTCCATTTAGAATTTCCTCTAGTGCGACTGCAACGCCTGCACTTCGACTAATTCCCGCTTCACAATTGATCACAATTTCTTCAGGTTGAGTTATATCGAGATACTTAAGTATATTCACTGCATGCCATTCATTAATTATTGTATCGCCCTCTTCTCTTACTTCATCAATGTCATGGAATTTTAATTGAAGGGATCTCCATGAACCAGAAACTTTTGGGTGATTTTGACCCGGGCTAGCTATGGAGATTAAAATTGATTTGCTTGAAGGGATTAACCTCTGTACTTGCCTCCTTGAATAGATGTAAATTTTTACCATTTTAGATTCCTTAAATTGAAAGATGAGGGGTGAGGTGGGAGTCGAACCCACAACAGCCAAAACCAATTGGCCACGTGACGCCCACCTGATTTGCCACGTACGTCTGCCACTATTTTAAGATTCCGTCACTCACCCCACTCTCCTCTAAGAGCTCTTTGTATCTTTGCCTTTGTGTTTTCGAATCTGAATTTAATAAGATCATTTTCTTTAAACAGATTCAACTCCTCTGCTCTCTTTATTAAAGTGTTAATGCACTCTTCTACCATTAGTAAATCAGTACGAGCATCCTCAACAGTTGTTACTCCTAAAAGCCACTTCTTTTCAATCTTAACTACTTCATCAACAATCCCCGTCATCTCTTTGGAAAATCTTCGTAATTTCATTTTATGGTAATCGTATACTTTCGCCATTCTTATTCATCCTCCTTTAAGTAACTCAGTGCTAAGTCTGCATTACAGTGGAGACACGACTCCGATCCCCCTATTAAAACGTCTGCAAAGCATTCTTCATTATTGATAACTTCATCTAAAACAAGTTTGATTTGATGAACTCCCTTTTCAGAAATTGTTATTGAACCTTTACCTAATGTTGACATATTACCAACCCTTCTTAAAACTTGTACGTTTTAGGTCTTCGGAGAGAGGTTTCACTTGTTTCTTAGGTCTTCTCCCGGTCGTAGCTACACCAGGTGCTCTCCCTAGTGTAAAATGTTCTCGATTATGCTCATTTATTTCAATTCCCGCATAGAAACCACAATCACCACAAGACATAGCATTATGTGGTTCTTGATAAACTCGTAAGGATTGGCCACACTCGGGGCAGACCCTTAGTACATAACACTTATAATCATAGGGAAGATCTTCCCACAGCTTCTCTAGATCAGTAGCAATTTCTAAACCAGTTTTTCTATCTTTCATTCTTTCGAAACTCCAATCACATTAAAGTATGCATCTAACAATTTAACTGATTCGGAAACGTAATCCTCTTCTTCTATTGGTTTGATGAACTCTGACTCAATTGTCTCATTGATATACCTATTTTTCAAGTCTATACAATCAGATTTTGTTGTCAGAAATTCAGCCAAATTAACTGGTCCATCATGTGCAATCAGACATGCAGTTTCCATTTCTCCACATCTCTGACCGCCTCTGTGTTTTCTACCTCCTAATGGTTGAAGGGTTTTCTTTGCATACGATCCAATTCCCCTTGCAGCAAGTCTTGTCTCAGCTATGTGAACCATCTTAAAAAAGTAGACATAACCAACAGCAATTTTATTCAAAAGTTTCTCTTTTGAAATGGGATCATAAATATCATACTCAAATGGAGTTCCCGTTTTCCCCATTGCTTCCTTGACCATATCTATTGAAACAGACTCAAATGGGGGTTGAATCAGTGACAACTTATCAATAAAATCTTTGTCAATTATTTTGGGAAGTTGCTCTTCAAACTGTTTATAATACCAGTTACCTTCAGTATTATCCACAGTCTTCACATAGCGAAGTAATGTTTTCTTAAGGTTTTTCTGGTTATCCTCCTTTTCAATCATTTTAATTAGTTTTGCTTTCAAGTCCATAAAGGACATTGTTAAGTGTAACTCAAATAACTGACCAATGTTCATTCTCGAAATTATCCCTAGAGGGTTTATGCAAATATCAACATGCCTTCCATCCGGAAGTTGAGGCATTTTCTCATGTGGAACTATCCTAGAGATAACTCCCTTATTACCATGTCTATTTGCAATTTTATCTCCAGCCTCTATTGGTCTAAGGTAAACACCAAACATCTCAATACGAACTCCATTAACTGGTTCGCCCTTAACTTTGTACCGACCAATGTGAGAGTATTTACTTAAATTTCGATCTCTAATAAACTGTTTTGCTTCTACAGCTGGAAGGTGATCAAATATGACCTTTTGAAATTCACTTTCCTTCTGTTTTTGATCTTCTAACTTCTTTTCAATCCAATCTCTGTATTCAGGTATCTCTTCATTCCACACATTCGCATATACATTTATATCAGTTATTCGAACCTTCTTTCTGGTTGTAAGAGGCATCTGTTCTTCAAAAACGGAGTAAAAGTCTAAACCAGATGTTACTTCTTTCATCATCGCATATGGTTGACCAGGATCTATATCTTCCATCATATCAGGTAATGGTTTATAATCATCGTTAGATAAACTCAAAAGAACTTTATTTGGTGGAATCGTAAATGATAAATCTCTATAGTGAACAGAAGTAAAAATTCGCTCATTAACTAATCGGTCAGATATAACTATTCCATCTTCATAATTGTGACCGTAATATGTCATAACAGCAGTTAGCAGATTTCTCCCAAAATTTATCTTCCCATTGGTGACAAAGCCACTTTCAGCCAGAACTTCTCCAGCACTAAACTTGTCTCCAACTTTAACATAAACTTTCATAATATCCATATTCTCAACATATATCTTTCGATATGCAATATCAAAAATCTCAGTTTCGTTATCATCATATTTAACAATTAAGAACTTACCGTCCTGGTGTACTACTTCTCCGTCCTTTTTTGCTCTCTTAACAAACTGGGTGAAGTCAGTATATAGACTTTCACAACCAGATTGAATTATGGGTCTATCAAAGTTCCTCAACATTATTGATTGTCTCATCTGAGATGCAGACATCTGCAATCTCGTCTGATCATTATGCTCAAGAAATGGAACCATAGAAACAGGAATAGAAATAACTTGTTTATCCAGAACTTCCTCTGAAAATCTCAAATTACTATCCAACTTCACATTTGGAAGCAAGTTCTGAATAACTCCACAATTATCTCTATCCGGAGTATCAACTGGACATATTCTCCCAAACATACTAGGACAAATGTCTCTCAAATGCTCAGGAACATTCTCACGATTAAAACCTCCAGGTCCAATCAGACTTACTCTTGATAATCTGGTCAATTCTTCAATTGGATTAATCGCAAAATCAAACTGAACAATGTCAGACACATTACACTCAGAGAGAATCTGAGATGAGTTTATATTAAATTTAGGTTGTCGAGCTGTCCTATTCGACATACATAAATCAAAGACAGCCTTTGAAACCTTTGATAAAATCATATATTCTGCACACCTAACTCTCTTATTTCTAAAGTCGGTATCATCATATACCTTACCAGCAATGGCCTCATATAACTCTTCTAATATAGATCCAGTTGCAAAGTATTCAGCTGACATTACATCAGTTTTAAGAATTAAATCAAGAGCATATATAAGATCTTCTCCTTTTGACTTCACATTGTATTGAGAGTAATGCCTCCCGATCTCATTCATAAAATCATCTTGGGTCCAATCTCTTGAGTTATCATAGTAGACTTTCAAGTCTAGCATCAGCTTATCAAGTGCAGTGTTTCCACTTACTGTCATATCGGAAAAACCAAATCGTGTATTCAGTTCTTCCAATCCATAGTAAGCAAACATGATTAAAGCAAATGAGACTTTCTTGCCAAGGATACTCAATTTTATGTGTGGTTGATTCCGATCTTCAAAAACCATTATTGAAGCAACATTCGTTCTCAACTTAATTGACTTTCCCCTTGTAACAATGGGAATATCAAAAAGTTGGAATTGTGGAATCTTTTTCCTACCTTTTATCATTATGTAATTTCGGTCAATGAGTTTCGGTATCGCCATACTCAAATCAATCTCAGAATTGCCCTTTTGTAACTTAATGACTAAGTTTTGCTTTAGGGTTTTGAACAACTCTCCTGAGGTAAACTTCGACTCTTTGATACAAAAGTCAATTACTTCGAATCCTAGCTCCTCAGCAGGTTTCAGTATTTCCCTTATTTTCTCGGTTAATGAGGAGAGTTCATTTTCTCGAATTGAGAAAATATTGCTCTCCTCATTAACTTTGAAGTACGGATTGAGTATGTTCAACTTGTCCTCCCGTCTTGTTGACAATCCATCTTACAAAATTTATCACATCACTATCTGTAAGATCAGCCATATAATTGTTACTAACTTTTTTTGACAACCATGTATAAAGGGCATGGTCTTTTAATAAGTAATCATTCAATCTTATAAATCTCAGTAACCTCCTCCTAGTAAATTGTCTCGTTTGACAAGATACGTCAAATGAGTGAAGAAGTCCTTCTACTTTCACTACAACTCCTTTCCACATAGAATCTTGTCCATAACTCCGTAGTATCTTCCTGGTTGTAAAATTCCCTTTAAGATGTGCTGCTTTGGTCTTGAAAATGCTAAACCCAATAGCCAACTCTCATAACTTGGCACTTTCTGTACTGAATGAAATTCTGGACTTAACTTTTCTCGTCCTTCCAACAGCCTCCACTTTCTTGTGCCTTTCCACATCAATTGAGAAACCACACATTCAAAATGAACATGATGGATACTCCGGTTTGTGTTGTAGACATCGAAGAGATCAGAGACAATACTTGTGTGACCTTTCTTGTCAAACTTGTGCAATAATTTAGATGCTGTTGCGAGGTCACCAATAATATCCATTTGCCTTACTGCTTCATCATCCGCTTGCTCTCCCTCTTTCACATGAGCAACTCCAGATGTATGAAAAGTCCTTAAGACGAGTTGGGTATTACATTCTCCCAGACTTTGTGCAGCAATAACTCCAACGAATCTGCTATTCAAAACTTTATACAAGTCTCCATAGCATGTTCTGCATAATTTTGGACTCTTACAAAATATTGGACTTCTAATATTAATCACTTTATCAACAAAAGATAAATAATCTTCGTTGGTTATCTTATTTAGATTTCCATTATCATCATAGAATCTATTAATTAGCATCTTTGCTTTCCTGCCACTCTTCACATGGACTTCAAGAAGATCAGTCGTTCCACAATCTTCGTGTTCTCCAATCTGAAGATTTGCACAAGCAAAGACTAACTTCCTTGATAGGTAGCCAGATGCTCCGGTGTTAAGTGCAACATCCAAGAGTCCTTTTCTGCAACCATATGTGGAGTTGAAAAACTCCTCATGGGTCAAACCTTCTAAAAGACTGTGCTTAATTGGCGTTGGAAGAATTTGACCTTTGAAGTTGGAGATAAAACCTCGGGTCAGTATTATCTGTCTGACTTGATCCCAACTCCCTCTTGCTCCAGACTCAATCATATACGAATACTTAAAACTATCCTGAAGCGCCTTTGTAGTTTTTTCATTAGAGATCATCTCGATTTGGTGTCTCATACTTTGGTCTGAGTATATTTCATCTTTTATTTTAGTCAAATCACCATCAAATGAGTCAAGTGACATTGTTGCTCCAAACAAAGTTGAGTATTTAAAACCTATAAATTTTATCTTATCCAGAACTTCCTGAACAATATCTTCAGAATATTTGGATTTAACATCATTGAGTATTTCCATTAACTTTCTTTTTCTAACTTCTTCATTAATCAGAGGATAGTCCTCTGGCAGACACTCATTGAATATCTTTGCTCCTTCACTAACTTGTTCTCCTTTAAACTCAACTTTATTTGATAATTCAGAAAAACTATCATTTGTCAGAGCAAATACCCCAAGAATTATATCTTGACTAGGAGTTGTTGCCAAACTCTCATTTGCAGGATTACTCAAATTTTTCGTTATGAGAAATTTTTCTCTCACTTCTTGCTTTGATTCTTCAGAAATTGGAATGTAGACTGCCATTTGATCCCCATCAAAATCAGCGTTGAAACCAGGGCATGCTAATGGGTGGATCTTAATGACATTATCTAGAGATATTTTGATATTAAAACCAACCATACTTAGTCGGTGTAAGGATGGTTGTCTATTCAATAGACAGACTTCATCCTCAGCAATTTCTTCACAAACTCGATAGAGCACTGGAGATCTCATTTCTATACAATCATCAACAAAGTCTATAGAATCATTCAACAATTTGAATCTGCCAATCTCTATGAGTTTCTTAGATATCTGTAATTTGAACAGTTCGAGAAACATCAGGTAAGGTAAAACACATTCATCTAATTTCAATACAGGGTCAGGAATTATCACAGCTCGACCAGAAAAATCAATTCTCTTACCTAAGATATTTCCCCTAATCAGACCTTCCTTCTTTGCCAACTTAGAAATGATGTGTGCATACAACTCATTCACATCTTTCTGAATCTGGGTAAAGTAGCTATAGAAAAGCTTCTTATCCCTATGTATATCAACTATCGTATCCCTCATAATTTCTTTCTTCGTAAGTATTTGAATATAATATCTATTTATTTGATCAACCACTTGGTTGTTTCTTTCGATATTTTTCGCAGCTGGTCTAAGGTCAGGGGGCAGTACAAGGACATTGTGTATAAACAATTTGTCCAAGTTATCTCGAATCACTCTCCACTCAAGAATACCATCTTCAACAAACATATGGGAAAGGTCTCTTATAAGTTTATCAATCGCTATAACTTTCTCAAATTTCTCTGCGCCAGATGGAATTGCTGAATCACTAGTTGTGACTCCATATTCATCTTCTAGCACAAATAAAATACTCTGTTCATTTCTCATCAAATCATCTAGGAGTCCCTTCACTTTAGAACCCCCAATGTCAGCTATTAGCTCATAGAAAATTGGATTCACAACTGGAAAGGGGAGGATTATTCTGGCAAACTTCCTCCTCCTTTCATCACTATTAACAATATCAACCTCACATATAGCGCAAGTTCCACCGGCACCCGAAATTCCATAGTACGTTCCACACTGGCATGTATAATTCCTAACTGGGCCGAAGATCTGCTCAGAGAACAGTCCTTTTGGATGGAACTTCTTTTTTGCCATCATCTTTATTGAGGTAACTTCTTTTAACTCCGCAGAAAACTCATTAATGTCAAGAAGACTTGGCATTATTACTCCTCCCAGCTAAAGTCTAGCCATGGTTTGAAGTAGCAATCATCAAGGTAAAAATTACACATTACCATCTCAATAAAATCTCTCACTTTGTGATCATACTTTTGCTTCTTAATCTGCTCATCTAAACAGAACTCGCCCGTATCGGGATCAGCATTCGGATGTTTAGAGTTAATAATTACCTTGTCAATATAACCATCTACAAGATATATTTTATAGTTGGTTATCATATACTCTTTATTTATCTTAGATATGGGAAATGTGTCTCCTTTATAAAAAAATCTCAGGGGGAAAATGTGCGTGTTGAAATTTAGTATTCTCATCACGCACCACCTGTTACAAACAGTAATTGAATGTGGTCTCCCTCAACTCGAATTATGAAACTCCTTTCAAACGGATAGAGTTGCATAACTGATTTTAAACTAGAGACTACGGCCTGAGGAGTATTCAATTGACCTCTAGGAACAATCTTGCAACCAACATGCCTCTCCTTCTCACCCAAACAAACCTTAACATCCCTCTCTTGATTTACTTCCATAATTGGGCGAAAACTCTGTTCTAGTTTTAATAGTCTAGCATCATCTACATCAGGTTCGTAAACTAAATCTGTATCTTTGCTTCGATCTCGAACTTCTCTGCTAATCTCTTTTGCATGATGATCTAAACTTAACTCATATATTTCCTGATCAGCTACCCACTGATTAATAACACTATTACTATCAATTAAGATAGCAAGTTGTAATGCAGCATTTTTAAGATCAGTTTTCTTTAAAGGTAGGTTATATCTACCATCATAATTGAAAGGGTAGGTTATATTTTTTCGACAGTCGATAATAAGGTATCGGCCAGAAATAGATGCTCGAACATCTATTATATCGCCTCGATCATAGACATAGTCTCTACAATCTATGACTAAGTCACAGGTAGGAAGTTCGGTTTCTCCTTCTATAAATTTCTCTCTAGATATTGCTATTATAATATCTTCATTAAGAGACTTCAAGAGATTATACATGGCATTTACTTTTAAATCTCCAATGTCTCCTCTTGTGTAAATTGAATTCCTAACGTTTTTCTCTTGTACAATATCGGGGTCAATCAAAATTAATTCTTTTAGGTTATCAGTACTGGCTAAACTCTCCGCTAGATAGCCACCTAAAGATCCGACTCCAAGGATTGCGATTCTTTGTTTCACGCTCGATCCTTTATTGTTTGTTCTTCAATTAGAGAATAGTGACCGAGATCAATAAATGATCCCGGTCACCGCTATTTTGACTCACGTTTAAGTTCAATTATCTCGTGGACTGCTTCTATTAAATTTCTAGTTTCTTTACGAAACGTCTGAGCACGACCATATTGTTCCGGGTCAAGATTCTTTATAGGATGGTGAAATATATTTGGTCGTCCAACTTCGTCATAACAGAACTTCAAATGCTCGACTAGTCGTGTTGCTGCCGCCTCATAATGCTCAATGAGAAGTTCTGCCTTATCAATAGCTTCCAACATTGACGAAAGACGCATCAACTTTTTAGAATCTAGATTCTCGGCAATTTTAAGGTTGCCTTTATGTCTGATTTCGTCGAGCTCTTCTTGTTTAAGAATGTACAATTTAATTTCCTCGCCTTGTTCATTTCTAACAAGGTAATGGTCATCATATTTCTTAATAAGTTCTAGATTCACCAACTTTTCTCCATGCGGCCAGAAGTTCTACACAAACACAGTATCTTTCATACTTGGTCCTCCATACGGTGGTGTGGGATTTATAACCCACACCACCACAATGGAGGCAACTTTTTATCCCTTCTGACTCTATCCCTTCCGGCCTGCCGCTTTTAGGAACTCTAGTTGGTCCCCATCTTGCAGTACATAGCTGCCGTCAACAGTTTTTCCATTGACAACACCTTGTGCCATCCGGTCAATATTCAAGACCTCACGAAGGAACTCAGACACGGCACCGACTGTCTTACCACATACAGTGAAGTCACCTGCAGCAGCCCCACAAGACACCCGGATAGTTGTGGTTGTCTTATCGCCCTTCTTGGCACTGGGTTTGGTAAGAACACTCTGCAAGCTAAACTCTGCCTGTTTGACTTCGGTGTCTTTCTTCGCAGGAGCAGCCTTGGGCTCGGCCTTTGCAGTAGAGGCCGCCACCGGACCTTGCTTCTCCAGAATGAGGTCAATAACAATAGCCTTGGGTTTCTTGGAGTAACCAGCGCAACCCAAATTTCTGGCTATGCCACGAAGTTCCGGGACAGTTTTCCCGTCCAGTTGATCTCTTGTGAATTTTCTTGCCATTCCGATCTCCTTTAGGAATTCAAGGGTTTTCTGGATTTCGAATCTGCTTTCATTGATAGGACATCGAAGTACACTTCAGAGTAACTGGGGCTATTCTTCACAACAGTATTGTAGAATGCAAAACACATATACGTTGCAACTCCAAGATTTGTAAAGAATAACTGGGGTTCTGATTGAGCTAATTCCTCGCAAGTCATCTCACCCGGTGTCCTGTCCTTTGGATGTTCAATTTCCGGGTGGTAATCACTCAATGACGGAGTTAAATTTCTACCCTCCCTTCTCACAAAAATTTGAACGTTGCCATCAGTGAACTCATTTCCTCCTGATATTACAACAACGTCACTGAGTGTTTTGGTAAAATCTGAGATTATTTTTCTCGTCTTATGATTATCGACGCATACGAAGACTATGTCTCCCTGCTTAATAAATGTACCTACATTGCTGGGATCAACATATTCATCAAATGCACTGTAATTTAATTCGCTGTACTTCTCTTGAAACTCAGAGGCCTTTACTAATGATTTCTTGCCTCCAGCAATTACAAACTCTTGTCTGTCTCTATTCTTTGGTTCAAAAGTATCTCCATCTACAAAAGTAATCCTGGTATCAACTCCATTACTATAATTCAAGAACCTGGAAAGTTTGTCTGCCAAGATTGTGCCAACCCCACCTACGCCTATGACTTTGATGGATAACTCAGAAGGGTGGTTCATCATCGCTAGGCTCCTTACCAATTGTCTCAGGGATTAAGGCTAGTTGCTCGAGCGAATCCGGCCCAGTATAGAACCCACCGCCACCTTCATCCGGTTCAAGACCGTCGAGAGGATCGTAGTCGTCGGGGTCGATGATGAGGCCTCCGTGTTTGTACCAGTACGGGAGCCAGGATCCGTGGGGCAACTCGCTGGGATCGGCAGGGGATTGAACCCCACCTCGTTGAAGTCCATGCGGCTGACCTACATAGTAGATTGTAGATGTAGGATATTTCTTCTCTACAAAATCCATCCAGACACGGTCAAAGGGAACTTCCGCAACGTAATAACCCTTCTGCTTCTTAATATCTTTTTCGTAAACTTTCACTCCTTCCATCATTTTGTGAATAGGACGAAACATACCTCGACTGTAGTAGCTGTATTCGACTGACTCTACTCCTTCAACGTAGTCTTCGGTATCAACTACAAAACGCTTGCCATTCACAACAATTGAACTTGAAATAGTATGGAGGTCTTTACCGAGGTCTCCAACAGTTATGTGCAAACCATCGAAATGCTTTTCATCTGAGTCATCTATAGTAGAGTGAAAAGCTCCAAATCCGGCATGACTATGAATAGAACACATAAGAATGTACCCTTGGTTCTGCCAGGGTAAAGTCTTTTCATAGTCAACAGCACCCCCAGAAACTTCTTGAAAAGGTATTTGAGTCTTATAATTTTGTTTCTCTTCATTGAAGTGAAGTAAAGAAACTGATTCGCTCTTATGTTCATCGTAAACTTCTCTAAAGAAACTAACAATTTGGGCAAAATCATCTCTTGGGATCTTTGGTAAGTCCAGACTTGCATACGGCACCACATAATTCAAATGAGGTATACCGGTTGCTGGAACTAGAGCATCCAAGATTCCCAATTTCTTTCTAATGTAAATGCCATTACCTGCGACCACATAAAATACATCGTCGTCAGGCAATTCCTGCTTTCCATCAGCTACGAAGACGTTGAACATGCACACCTCCAGTCTGCCTTCACTCTCAAACCATTTCTATCTGGAACCTCCATGAAACCACCATGCATATTAGGATAGACATACTTTACCTCAAATTGATCAAGTTGCCTCTGAGTAAAACGAGGTTGTAATATACCCCATTTTGTAGTTCTGTCATCCGGATATATGGTTCCAGTCGTTAGGTACTTGCACATATGGGTAGTTGGAAATTTCCTTGTTCTTCCATGACCATCCCTAGTTATCATATATGGTGCCCATCTACTAGAGTATGAATATAGGGTAAGGTCTCCAATTTGTTGTGCAAACCTAGTTGGTGGTGATACAACCTGTACCCGACTCCACAATTGAGAGGATGGAGGCAGATATGAAAATTTGGAAAGATATTCATCATGTGCCCAAAGTGTACAACGATTTGAACACAACATAAGAGGAACACCAGTTCCAGTATCAGTTAAAAAACCAATGATTTGATTTACATCTTTCTTTGGAAACTTACTGATTCCCGAAACATTGGCTTTCAACTTTGTGCCCGCTCTCAGACCGTTATACTCTTCTTCAATTTTTCTAATCTTTCCAATATACACTCGACCACCGGATATATCAACATACTCCATAGTCCTTACATCACCTTCATTACTTTGTGCACTTATCTTAATATACTGATCATCGTGACTTATACCTATTATCTCTCTCACTGTAGTTATATCCTCAGGACTGCGGTCCCAGTCTGCAAAAATCACTTTATCCCCAACCCTGAAGTTTAAATCAACATCATAACTTGGAAGATTGAACTCTCCATTTGTTAAAAGATGCTCTAGAGCAAGTCCTCTGTCATAAGCAAATCTTGTGGCTCCATCTCTGTAACTATGAGTATACAGAACGCCAGTACCCTTCATTATCCTGTGACGTTTCTCCTCCTCATCAGCCGTAAATATTTTAGGTCCAATTCGGAAAACAGGACAATAGACAGAAGTATCCTCTTCTACTAACTTATACCGATGTTCAAGAGACTCATAAGTTTCGTTCACTTCATAACCAGAGTCTTCATCCTTGAACATTACGCTTAACATGCCATCATTATTAACATCCATTCCTATAAGTTTAGCGGGGCGTCCTATATAAACAAGAACATCGCCAATTCGATTTATCAAGGTGTACTCACGACCCGGTTCCATTTCTATGCCGTACAGTTTCACCTTCTGATCAAATATTTTCAAGTCCAAAGCATCGGCAAAGTAGAAGTCTGTTCCAAGTTTAACCTCAGTGCTGTCATCTGGAGCAATCCTGATTTCGTTTACCTTACGATAACTTTTGAATGGATTTGCCAATTCGACAACATCTCCAGGTTTTATGGTAACTCCATTCCCCAATTCGAGTGACTCTAGGCTGTTTACTTTGACCAACTTCTCCGCTAAATCATTCTTCAACTTTTCAGTCAACAGCTTTTCAGTCATCTCTTCTTCATCGTCCACAAGAATAACCGACTGTGGAGGATAGCCAAGCATACCTTTGAATCCATTAACCCAATATGCTTTACCATCAATATCAATCTTATCGCCCAGAGAGAGTGGTGTATCACCCACTAGTATATTTTCACATGGATCAATGTAAACATTCTTCTCATCTGTTCGAATAGGTTCAGTGAATAACTCAGTAAGTTTATAGAAATTGTAACTAGCAGGTTTTGGTACTTTAGAACCTGCTACACTACTAATTTCCTCTTTAAGGGTTCTTTTGTGAGGTTTCCATTCCACCTTAAACACAAACATCGGATCTCGATGCGTGTAATATTGCCAGGTCAGAAAATCGGATACTTCTCCAACATCTTCATAGTTTCTGTATGCCTGAAGATAATCCGTATTAAAACTATTATTCCAAAATCTATTAATAGTATTAATACAGGTAGATGGAGTACTATCACCACTATTTGAACCTTCTCCCAAGCACACATTAAAACTGCCATCAATATTCAACAAGTTTGGTTGAAAGAGATAATCTGATGGACTAGTTATTGGATGCACCCGATAGAACACTCTAAGAGAATATAGTTCAAAGAATTTAGTGATAGACATTATGTAAACAACATATGGAAAACCTAATATAACCCGATGAGGGTAAGGTCCTTCTTTATACAACTTCTGTAATTCTTTTGTATAACCATAATGTTCCAATTTTCCTGTCTTCCTCAACTTCTCAATATTAGCTTCCAGGTTCATGTCGAGATGAATTGTTCTAGAACAGGGAGGGTCTTCAATAACTACGACCCTCCCTCCATTGCTCATAGGTTGAACAAATCGACAATTCTGAGGAAGAATTTCATCTGGCCGGCGATTAGCCACTTTAATTACTAAACGGTTAACTAAATCAGATGTATTTATCACTCTTTGTCTTCTCTTTGGAATTGATTCGTCTTCTTTACCTGATTCATACTCAGATGTACAAAGACTGGAAAATTTTTCACTTATGATTATCTCACTTCTTTCACGTTTCATCGCCTACTCCTCAGAGGTTCTAGACGGACTGAGACTGAATGGTCTCGGGTTCGGTCGACTCCTCCTGGGCAGGTTCACTCGTCTCTGGTTCTGCGGGTGGACCTGGACTTTCGGGTCGAGACTCTCCGA